TAATTCCTTTCGCTTTTCAGATTCTCGATTTAATTGTGATAATGCTATAACTGGCACATTAAATTCGTTAGCAATTATTTTTAATTCTCGTGTTATCTGACCTACTTGTAACCAACGATCTTGTTTGCCATTCACTTTAACTAAACCAATGTAGTCGATAATAGCCACATATTTGTCTGGTTTAGCTTTAGCAGCGTTCTTCTTGATAACACTCAAAATACCACCTAGAGTTAATACTCTGTCATAGATCCTTATCTTATGGTCTCTAACCCAATTGATACCTGCAGAAACTTGTTCACTAAACAACAAATCTAAGTCGCTAGGATTCTTTAACTTTTGACTATCAACATTAGCTACTGCTGAAATGAAACGATTGAGCATTTCTCTTTTATTCATTTCTAAGGTAAAGAAGTCAACTTGAACTTCTGGATCTTCGCTCACAATTTGACGTGCTAGATTAACTGCATAAGCTGTTTTACCAACGCTAGGTCTAGCACCGATAGTAAGCAACATAGAACCGTATAATCCACCAGCAAGTAAGTTATCTAATTTTTCAAAACTTTTAATTCCTGTTGGTTTACCAGAAACTAGTCTATCTTGTAGTTCTTCGATAGCATCTTCAAGCCTTCCATCATCTTCTGCTTCATCAATTTTTTCTAGCTCAGCAATAGCTTCAGATAAATTAGCAAGCTCTTGCTTTTTTGGATACTGCTTATACACGTCCATACTTACTTCAAGGTTTCTTTGTGCATATAGCTTGTGTAATGATTTAACATCACTCTCAAAACTACCACTTGTTATAAATCCACCTTGAATATCTACTAAGTGCTTATATTCAACACTACCGTCATTATCCATTTCATTGAAAATATTAAGTAGAGTTCTTTCTTGCAAGTCTAAACTTTGCATCGCTTTGACAATGTTCCTTAACTTGATATCAGTAAACCAATCTACATTGATATATGTACTATCAATCAATTCTGTTTTATTGAGCAGTGTCTCCACGATTCTCATTTCTATTCCGTTCAAGTCGTTCAATCTCCTTTCTTACTTTTTCGTTATCTGGAAATTTCTCTAAAAATAATTTGCCTCGATGTATTTGTTCATCAATAGGATCTACTTTTCTTTTTTCTTCTTTAGCGGAACTTTCTTCTTTTTTCTTTTGTGGTTCAGGGGAATCATCTTCAACTTCTTGTAAATAGTTACTAAAGTTAGTAGGTGCGAATAATGTTGTAAATCTAAGATACTTATTCATCTTTGTATTATCTTTCCATTGATTCACTTTAAATCTAACTACCTTAGCTATATCTTCTTTTGTATATCCTTCATTCAATCTAGCTCTAATTAGTTTTCTATTAGTTTCAGTATTTCTAAAGTTCTTATCAGATAATTCATTAAACCATTCAATAAATTTTTTATAATCAAAATTATCTTTATTACTGTTTTCTTTATTATTAGTATTTATATTATTAATACTTGTAATATTATCTTTAACGTCTGCGTTAATACCCCCCTTAACGTCTGCGTTAATACCTGTATTAATGTCAGCGTTAATAGGTGTAGATATTGGATATAATCTTCGCTCTTGAATTTCTTTTGAATTTTCTTTATAGATCATTTCAACTTTGATATATCCTAGTTTTTTAAGAAGATTGATCCATTTAGAAATGGTAGGTGTTGGTCTGCCATATAATTCAGAAAAATATTTGTTACTTGCTTTGCAGTATCCATATTTATTAGATAAAGCAGTAATTTCACTGTACAAAACCTTACAATCAGCATGATTTTTTAATCTTTCATCGTATCTAACATCAGCAGTTAAGATAGAGTAATAACTTGGTTTATCTGTCATCTTATGCACCTCCATTTCTAAAGGGCTTCTCACCCTTTCGGCAGTTTTAGCTTACTGGCTCTTGTAATTTCCTTTAACACCTAGCTTTTTCAGTGTTTCAACGTCTAATTTGATTCCATTGACTGGTACATGATAGAGTTCTGCAAATTTCTCAGCACCTAACTGGTGATAATTCTCGTGATGTGTCCTACATAGTGGCATTACGTGCTTTTGTGTATGGTCTACTTTTCTTCTATCAACACCCATTCCTACTGTATCCAAGTGATGAATATCAGCATAATCTCCACATACTAAGCAACGTCTATGTCTACAACACTGGTAAATAAAATACTGTTCTTCTCGTGGCAATTGTTTATAGCCTTCTTTAAATGGAACATTCCACTCAAACATAAAATCAATTACCAAGTCGATTAACACGTTCACATCACTTACGCTTGTTTTAGAGTTATCAGCTAGACTAATTTCTTTGCCTGTATACGCTGAGTACTGCAGATAAAACATATCTTTTACATACTCTTGTGGCATTACAGACCATTGAACTATGTCATTGATTAGTGCAAAGAATAGTCTGCGTTGTCTAACTCTCATCTTTCTTTTGTCAGCTAGTTCCCAGTCGATGTAAAACTCATCTTTAGAACCGCTAACCGTTTCGATATGGTCTAAATTGAGTGCTTCAACTGGTTTCAATGCTATCCATTCTTCGTTATCATGAAAGAACCTGTATGCTCTAGCTCTCTCCATGTTCTAGCTCCTAGAATGGTAAGTCTTCGTCTGGAATGTTAATATCTTTTGAATTTGAGAATGGATCACTTTCTGCTTTGCTTGCAGAACTTGCAAATGGATTTGAGCTTTCCTTAGTTGCTGAAGCTCCACTGTTGTTTGTGGGTATGAATACTCCATTTGGTTCGCTTTGTTCTTTAAGTGGCTGTTGAGTTTTAACACTCAAGTTCCACTTGCCGTTGTAGTCACTTTGTTCCCAGTCAACTGTAATATTAAGTTTCTTACCAACTAAACCTTTAACAATAGCGCTCATAGTTGAGTTGATTTGAGTACCGTCTTCAATTCCAGCAGCTTTCATTAAAGTGTTAAAACGCTTGGCAGATAGTTTTAATGTTTCTTCTGTATTGTCATTCCATAGAATGTTGTCATAACGAATAACCGCTCCAGCGTACTTACCGTCTAAAACTTCATAATCAAGAACTGCCATTTCTTGACCCTTTTTAGTTGTCTTAGCAGTTGAGCTATCAGCAATCTTTACATTGTAACTGCCTGCTTCTTCAACTGCCTTACCAAATACGTCATTGTAATCAACTGTAAAATTAATCATGTTTTTCTTCCTCTTCTTTTTCTTTTATTTCTGTTTTTGTTTCTTTCTTTAATAAATCTTCTGCATGTATCAAGGTTCTATCATCAATTCTATTTTTACCTTGATTACCTGTTGCAGGATCACAATCTATCAAACGTTCTTTGCCGTTTTTGTAAAGTCTGCCAACGAAATCGAACGTTGACGTGAATGCGTTAAATGTCTTATCATTCATATCTGGGCTATATCTGCCTTTATCTAAATTACCTTTGTTGTCTATCTCATGAGCAGTAGCCAGAACGGTCAAACCACTGTTTCTTAGATACATTCCTTTTTCTCTGAACCATAACTGTAGTTTTTGATAATTCTGTCTGCCGTCTCTTGATTTGCCGTCAATGTTTTCCAACACTAGATTCTGAAGTGCTGACATGTTATCTAAGCAAAGAATTTCATATTTATCTTTGTTAGCAACGGCATATTCAAGTATTTCGTCTACTTTCTCTTGAATTACTTCTTTGTCTGATTCTTCAAGCATTCCTACATCAGTATCTTTACGACCAAGAACAACATTAGTTGATAAGTCAAAAGATATTAGTAACTTTTTGCCTTCAAATTGATTCAATAGGCTAGTCTTTCCAGTTCCTCCAGCACCATAGATAAAGTACAAGTGTGGTTGTTCTGGAACTTTGCCATCTGGATAAAATTTCAAGTCTATCACTCCTTTGGTTTTTCCTTGCTCCACATCCATACGCTATCTTGACTAACTTTTTCAGCCAATTTCATAAGTTCATAAGATTCTTCATAAGATTCTTTAGTCATTAATAACAACTTCCTTTCTTTCTGGTTTGCCTAATACCTTTAGCCCAAGCTTACTAATCAGCATCGCTACTTGGTCTATATCTTCTTTAGAACCTTGTAGCGTAAATGTGATTTCTTGCATGATTTGGACTTTCTCGCCTGTTTCTTGGTTGTAGCTTTGTCCGTTATGCTCAACTAAGTTTTCCTTTACTTCTTCAACTTTTGCTTGCTCAATAGCTTTTTTGGTTTCAATGTCTTCGTGCAATCTATCAATTTTCTCTAGCACATCATCAATACTCATTTCGTTATCGATGTAATCGTACTTGATTGATTGATAGTGGTCTGACATATCATAGCTATCTAGCTTTAATTTGATTAGCTGAAGATTGTTCTTTCTCTGTTCCTTTTCTTTATTAAATTGAGTGAACAAAGTAGCAATTTCTTCAAGGCGTTGCTTCTTAGGATAAGTTTTCTTAGTCCACCAATCTGGCTTAAATTCACTGCTAATCTTTTCTAATTCATCATCAGAGATGTTGTAGTTAGGTGCTATTTCTTCTCTAATTTCAGTTAAAATAGCGTCCTTACGTTTCATCTTTTCTTTTTCCTCGAATACTCCTACTTGATCTACAATGTTTTGGCGAAGCTCTTTAACTTCATCTCTTACATCGTTTACCTTGCCTTCAAATTCTTTTAAAGGCTTGTTGTATTCTTTTTTTACTGACTTTCTAGCATTATCTAGTTCATTAGCGATACCATTGAGCATTGTGGCAGTACGTTTACTGTCCTTCAGATTGCTCTCAGATACTACTAAATCGCCGTATTTGTTTTTTAATTCAACAAGCTGTCTCTTTATATCTGAGTCATCAAAACTTATCTCAGCAGGCTTAAAAACAAGCTTGTCAGTAACGTTAGTTAGTTCGTTCATCAGTCTTAACTCCTTTGTGTTGTTCTAGTTGCATTTTTGTTAGATCCATCATCACTTTTACTTTCGTTCTGTCTGATTCACTAAAATCATCTTTGTTTAAAAAGTAAAAGCCCTTGATGAACTTGTATTTATCTTCAAAATCGTCTATCGCTTTCATCGTTTTTAATATATAATGGAAAGTGGGTAGAACATTCTGATATTTGTTTGAGTCGGTGATTGCAGTCACTGACTTTTTTACATCCACCAATTTAATCACTTCCTTTCATGTTCATCTTCATCGCCCCAATCGAAGAATGTTCCTTTTTCAAGGGCTTCAACCATTGGATACAACATGAGACCTATTAGAATACCTACAATCAAAATTGATAAACTCATCATTTTCTATTCCTCCTTCATCGAAAATAAAACTGCTATTGCTAAAGCAACCCAAACCGCAAAACCAAAACCGATGTACAAGTGACCTAGCCCAAAGCTCAGACCACTAAAGAAGATACCGACCATCACGCTTAAATTTACAAAACCTTTTCCAGCGTCCATTACTATCTATCCTTTCTTCTTTTCCATAACCTGTACAGGTCTACACAACCCGCATAAGCTATTAACAATATGATTCCGTACACACACCAAACATTACTGTTCATCGTTCCAAATAGCCCTCCTTATAGCTAATTCGATGTCTTTGTCAATCTTGACTTTGGATAAATCTTTAATGATATTTCCATTTTTGTCATAGTTGATAACTTTGAACTCTCTAACATCATTCATCTTTGTCATTGTCATCACTCCAATCATTAAATTTATCTTTCGCCCAGCTCACACCGACAAATACAACGATGTAAACCAAGCAAGCGACCAAAACCGCTAAAATAGGTTGCATCTAGTCAGCCCCCTTAATCTAGATATAAATCTTCCATTCCTAGATAGTCACAAGCAGAATATAAAGCTTCTCTATACAACTCTTTATACTCATTGAGTGTTGCGTATTCTCCGTTACTGTTCTTTATCTTTGTTCTTTCATCGCTAAGAAGTAGCATAAAATTTAAAGCTTCTCTTGCACTTTCAAAATTCATTTTTATTACTCCTTAAAACAAATTCCCTTGAGCATTTGCTTTTTCAATTTCATCTTTAAGCTCAAATGGTGGATACCAGTTGTTGATGTATTCTTTAGCTTCATCAAATCTCTTCATTGGCGTATCCACGTATTGATTCACATCAAAACGATGTCGATAAGATTTAAACAATTCATTGTAGAGTTTTGAGCGTAAACTTTTGTCTTGATAAGAATTACTTTCGCTACCGCCACAAACTTGAATGATTTTCTTGTTTCTAGCTTTTGTTAATTCCTTATTTCTAGGACTGGTTAGACCAGACAAATTCATTAAGAAATTAACTTTTTCACTTTGTTCTTCAATCTTCTTATCTTGATCTTTCATGACACTGTAGAACATTGTTGACATTTCATTTAAATTTGTTGGTAGTCTGAATTTTGTTTCTTCTTTAATTTGCTTTTCCATTTTGTTAAAAGCATCAATATATTTAAGTTTGAACTCCATAGCCTTTGAGCCTGTAAAACCCATCGCCAACAATGTGAAACCATCTCTATTCATGTAAAACATTGGTTGCTGCTGATTTCTACTATTCAAATAGCTATCTTCAACAAACATTTTTTTCACTGCGAAATTTTGCGCAGTGAGATTTCTGATTGACTTCATCACATCTCTATGTTCTTTTTCAAAAATTTCTGCTACCTTTAAGCTTGTTGTAACGACTTGCTTGTCGTGCATAATTACTAATTCGTCCATTTATTAATCCACCTTTCCGATTTTTAAAATTTGGCTAATTAGTTCAACTTTTTCAGTCGCTTTTCTGTTGCCATGTAATATATCTGACAAGTATGAAGGCGATATTCCAAGTTGTTCAGCTAACCACTTGTTAGTTTTGCCTATTTTTTTCAACGCAATCATTACTTCTATTTCAAACGCTGATCTACTCATTTTTTGACCTCCTTTTTCTTAAAAATGCGAATTTTTTCGCTTTTTATATTGACTTTATTTACCCTAAAAGATACAATAAAACCGTAGGAAATAAACGTTACTACGGCAATAGAAACGTTTATATTTATGTTGTTGTGCTATTTTATTCGCTAATTCCTTAGCACATTTATATATTAAACCCTAAAAGGTTGAATGTCAACATAAATTACCCTAAAAGATAAAAAAGAAGGTGTAACTTTATGGACATCTATGAGAGAGTCCAACATTTAGCTAAAAATCAAGGTCTTTCTGTTAGAGAACTTGGTAATAAGTTAAACATTGGTCCTACAACGTTATATAAGTGGAAAAGGCAGACTCCTAAATCTGATATTCTTATTAAAGTAGCTGATTATTTTGGAGTATCCACTGACTACCTATTAGGTCGTTCTGACGATAAGTACGACTTGTCGCCACAAGAGAAAATTGACATAGGTATTGAAGCTGAAAAAATGATGAAAGGACTGAATGACGAAGGCTCTATAAACTTTTATGGAGAGCCTATGAGCGAAGAAGATAAAGAAGCTACTTTATCAGCTCTGAATTTATTAATGACTATTAATAGAAAGAAAGCTAAGAAAAAGAAAGATATGAATTAGGCGGTGATTGTGTGACTTTAAAAGATGACGTCAATTCATTAGTTGAACTTTATGGAACTTGTGACCCAGAACAAATTTTGAAAAACCTGGGTGTAGCTATCTGTAATACAGACTTACTACCCCCTAGTACTTTAGCTATGAAAGTCACAAGCGACGGAGAAACAACGATAGGTATTTTAGATAACCTATCTGAATACACAAGAAAATTTGTTTTAGCTCATGAACTAGGTCATGTTGTGGAACATGCTAGTTGTTCTACTACGTTTTATAGGTCTTTTACTTCTGGATATGATATTCCAAAAATTGAAGCAGAAGCTAATAGGTTTGCTTTCTATCTACTATTGAGTAGTTTGGAACTAAACGAATCATTTAATAAGTATGATTTTGTTAGATCCTACGGTTTACCAGAAGAACTAGCTAGGTTTGTGAGCATTTAAAATTTAATACATAAAATAAAGGAGTAATTTAGTTATGATTTTGCCAGTTAGAATATTGATGTTTTTACTTATGTTAGCCATTGCCTATTTCATATTTAGATGGAATAAGAATAATTCTGGAAAGAAACGTTGGTATGCATTAGCTATTGTATTTGCTTTAGCTAGTTTTGGAGCATTAGGAGATACTCCAGAATCTAGACATCAAGAAGCAGTTGAAAGTAGCAAAGCAGAAAGTTCTTCAATTAAAGAATCTGAACGTAAGGAAAGTATTTCAATTGAAGAAGATGCAAAATCTTCAAGTTTATCAGAGAAAAAAGCTAGCTCTATTAAAGCTAAGCAATCATCTGCTAAATCGTCTGAAAGTAGCTCTAAGAAAATTCCAAGAGAATATGTTTCTGCTTTGATTAAAGGACAAGAATATGCTGATAGCATGTACATGTCTAAAAAAGCTGTTTATAATCAGCTTACTTCTGACTATGGAGAAAAATTCTCTTCTGACGCTGCGAATTATGCTATAGCTAACATTAAAGCTAATTGGAATAAGAACGCATTGCACAAAGCTAAGGAATATCAAGAAGAACAAAACATGTCGCCAGATGCAATCTACGATCAATTAACTTCAGACTACGGCGAACAATTTACACCAGATGAAGCTAATTATGCAATCCAACATCTTAACAAGTGAGATTATTAAAGGAGAAATTTTAAATGTCAAAAACGTGTTTGATAGATAATGAAAAATTAGGAATGATGACAAATTCATTTAAAACTAAGGACGGTAATGTTTTATGTGTGAAACATGCTGAAGTACTTGGACTAACACTTAAAGATGTTTCAGAGTCATCAACATTGGATATCCAAAACAGTTTCAATGATTTAATGAGTGCTATGAGAAAGTTCAATATAACAGATATCAATCAGTTATCTAAGAATGAACGTAAATCTTTAGCTTATTTAGCTAAAAGAAATCTAAACAAGTTATCTCCAGATATCTATAAACAAGTTGAAGATATTACAAATCAAATAGCAGGTAATAGACTAATGCTATTAGGTTTAGGTTTACAAGGATCTACTCAATCACTAACTCCTTCTTATTTAGCTGCTATCCTAGAACAAAATTGGATTTTAATCAGACAAAACGAACAAATCATTGAGCTGTTAAAAGATAAAGAATAATCTAAACCCGTCTATTTTGACGGGTTTTAATTTTAAGGAGTTGATTTAATTATGAAAGTAGCAATCTATACTAGAGTATCTACCATCGAACAAGCTGAAGAAGGATACTCAATTTCTGAGCAACAAGACAAGCTTAAAAAGTATTGTGATATTAAAGATTGGAAAGTCGCTAGAGTGTATACAGACCCTGGCTTTTCTGGCTCTAATACAAACAGACCTAGCCTTCAACAACTTATCTCAGATTGCAAAAATAACATGTTTGACGCTGTTTTGGTCTACAAGCTTGACCGTTTGTCACGTTCTCAAAAAGATACGTTATATCTAATTGAAGATGTGTTTAATAAAAATGGTGTTGGTTTCATCAGCTTGTCAGAAAACTTTGATACATCTACTGCATTCGGTAAAGCTATGATAGGTATCCTGTCTGTATTCGCACAACTAGAGCGTGAACAGATAACTGAGCGTATGACACTGGGACGTGTTGGACGTGCTAAAGCTGGAAAGGCTATGAGCTGGGCTAATTGCCCATTTGGTTACATTATCCAAAAGGAAATATATGAGATTGACCCTTTTAGAGCCGAAATTGTTAAACGAATTTACAGAGATTATCTATCTGGAGTCAGCATTACTAAAATTACTCAAAATCTAAACGAAGAAGGACATATTGGCAAAAATATTAACTGGGTTTATCGAACGGTTAGACAAATTTTAGGAAATATTGTCTACGCTGGATATATAAAATATAAAGGCGAAATCTATCCAGGATTGCACAAACCTATTATTTCGATGAGCGATTATAAAAAAGTTCAAGCTGAACTTGAACGGCGAAGAATTACACAAGCTCAGTTGTCTAATCCACGTCCATTCAGAACTAAATACATGTTATCTGGGTTAATGAGATGTGGCTACTGTAATTCTGTTCTACAGATTGCTACAAGCAAGTTAAAGAGTGGTATACAGTCGCATAGATACAGATGCCCTAGTTCTAATCCACACAAACACTCAACTAACAAACGACATGATTTTGATTGTGGCTTTAAATTTATCAGAAAAAATGAAATTGAAAGTGTTGTTATAAGCGAAATCAAGAAGCTACCTTTAAACATGGATAAAGTTATTAATAGCCAAGAAACTAAAGACAACGCTAAGGAAATCAAAGCTATTAAATTAGAACTTCAGCAAATAGAAAAGAAACAAGACAAAATGGTTGATTTGTATCTGCTAGATAACATCAATGTTGATGAACTTAACAAAAAGAATGATGAATTAAGTAAACAAAAAGAAAACTTGCAGAAAAGATTAAATAGCCTAACTGATGATAAAAAGAAAGAAAAGATTGAAGACTTCATCAAAAATGCTAAAGAAGCTAAAAACATTGATAAGCTAGATTATGAGAAACAAAAAGTCATCGTTAGAAACTTGATTAGTGGTATCAAGGTATTTAACGATAAAGTAGAAATAAATTGGAACATTTAAGCCTAATATTTTTAGGCTTTTTTAAAAAAATTTAGAGAACGTCATTTCAAT